GGGCTGTCAGTTTACTGGCGGTCTGGGGCAAGAAGTTTATGGTCGACGGATCGTAGGCTCAGACTTGTTTCCTCGGTGACTGAAGATAGCGGAAGATAAGCGAGAAGTAGGGCGAAGGTCCACAACGTAAGCAAAGTAGAGGATATCGATAATTATGGTGAATATATGGAAAACAAATTTTTGTATCGTCGTAATGAGATCAATGAAATGATTGATTCGCTCGATTCTCACAAGGTGTGCATGCAGGGTGTACGAGATGATCTCATTGCGCTTAAGTCATCCATTGAAGACCTGTATAGCGAAGATATTTTTTACTTGGGTTATTGGGAAGGTGAATGTCCTCACTACGGTTGGTCGTGGACGCGGGATAGAGAACAATTAACTAAGCAGAAAAATGTTACTTCCAGCATTGACCAAAAGTTTCTTGAGATATACGCACTTATTCTTGCAGGTCTCGGTGAAAGATGTAAAGATGGCGCAGTGGCCGAGATGGATTAAGGCTCTGGTCTTGAAAACCAGCGTGGCATTGTTCACCGTGGGTTCGAATCCTACCTGCGTCGCCATATCTCCTGTTCGTCCAACGGAAGAAGACACGAGACTACGGATCTCGGAATCAGGGTTCGAGTCCTTGACAGGAGACACGCTCTTGTAGTTTAAGAAGAAAAATACCTGGTACCGAGGTGATCCGTCGTGCTAACCGCCGACGGCAAGAGCGATTTTATATATGGGGTAGTAGCTTAAGAGGTCTGAGCGGCGGTCTGAAAAACCGCAGGATGTTGGCTCGATACCAACCTGTCCCACCAGAGAGGTTTGTTTATACTGTGAGTTGATTGCCTTGGGTTGTAGAGAATTCCCTAACCGAACTCATGACTCGGTAAAGAAACGCAGGAAGTTGCCGTCAAACTTTAACAAGACGGAGGCCTGACTTTGTAGCTCAATCGGGAGAGCGCCAGCCTGTCACGCTGGAGGTAGCGAGATCGAAACTCGTCAAAGTCGCCACATGGGGTCATGGCGCAATGGTAGCGCATCTGCTTTGCAAGCAGAATGTTGAGGGTTCGAATCCCTCTGTCTCCACTCTTTGGGAATTTAGCTCAGTCGGTAGAGCAGTCGCCCGTTAAGCGAACGGTCATAGGTTCGAGTCCTATATTTCCCGCCATGCAGGTATCGTATAGAGGTAGTACATCTGCTTGCCAAGTAGATAGCACGGGTTCGATCCCCGTTACTTGCTCTTATGTCGCATTGGACCAGTGGCTTAAGTCGTCTCCCCTTCAAGGAGAAGATCGTGGGTTCGAACCCCACATGCGATGCTTAATGAGGTTGGTAGTTTAGTGGCAAAACCCCGGGTTGTGGCCCCGGTGATTGCAGGTTCGATTCCTGTCCTTCCTCCCATGCCGCGATAGTATAATGGCAATACTGCGGTTTCGTACTCCGCTGATGAGAGTTCGATTCTCTCTTGCGGCTCGTGCTGGGTTATCTCAATGGTAGAGGGCTTGCCTTGTAAGCAAGATGTTAAGAGTTCGAGTCTCTTACTCAGCTCGAATAGCGGTACTGTGTCTGCGGACCAGTAGGTGGATGAAAAGCCTCCCACCCGGCAGGAGAAAGACCTGTATCGATAGCGACGGACAAGGCTATGGCGGATGAGATTGACAAGTAGTGGAAGACGTAAGTCGATATACCACGAGATGTTTTTCAACAGGCCGGTGGGACGCGAGTGGTCGCTATTTATAATGTGGTGTAGTTCAGCAGGTAGAGCACTCGTCTGATACGCGAGTTGTCGGGGGTTCAAGTCCCTCCACCACTACCATTTAGAGGTGTGGGCTAAAGGTGAGCCGCTCGGCTTGGGACCGAGACATCAAGTGAGTTCGATTCTCACCATCTCTACATCGTACTTGGATAGCCTACGGGTCCCAAGTCTCTTACCCGGGTGTGTAAATGCTCGGGGTATATCGCAGCATGACAGCAATCGGAAGCTGGCCTGACTCATTATCAGGAGGTTGTGGGTTCGAGTCCCACTGCTGCTCCCATCTAAATGCCGCTTCGGCGGCATTCTTTTTTAGATTATTCGGTTAGATATTTCTAACCTTTGGAGGGTATACATGGCAGAAGGTATTTGGAAGGGCCTTACCCAAGATGAGTTGAGAGAGGTAGTCCTTGACATCAAAGACAAGATTCATGGCGAGAGTAGTCTTGACTGGGAAGACATATGCTTCAAGCATAACTTGGATATCCACTCTGACTCTTTGAGAAAAGCAAGTTCAGGTGTCGCCTTGATGGAAGCTGCTGGCATGGATCAAGACAGACTGACCCACAAGATTGAGTCTGGTGCTGCCAAGGCCATTCGCGCCAGCGCGAACGAGGCATTTAGAACGATGTCCCGGTCTGAGGCTATGCGAGATCTTATCAAGGATGCGGCAAGTAAGCTTCGTCCCTATGAACTTGACTCACCTACCCCGATACGGTATTCCGAGGACAGATCCTTGGTTCTGGTCGTGGCTGATCCTCACTATGGTGCAGAGTGGGAAGTTCACGGCTTGAACGGAGAAGTCATCAATGCTTACTCGCCTGAGATATTCGAACAGCGAATGATTGACCTTCTTGACCAGGCAATTACTATTATCGAACGAGAAGAAATCAGTCATGTTCATGTGATGCTCGCCGGAGATGCACTGGATGGTATGCTTCGTCCATCTCAGCTCATGCACCTTAAGTACGGTGTTATAGAAAGTACGATGCGTTTTGCTGAGTTCTTTGCTGCGTGGTTATGGAAGCTTTCTTCATATGCGGTAATTGACGCCTGGTTTGTCCCCGGTAATCATGGTGAGATCAGACCTCTTGGTTCCAAGAAGGGCGACTTCGCCGATGAGAACGCGGAACGAATTATCCCTTGGTGGATTAAGGAGCGTCTTTCTAATAGTAAACGTGTTGAGATTCATTGCACTGATAGTAAGATGCAATTGATCGATATCCATGGCTACAATTTTGTCCTTGATCATGGTGATGAGAAAAACAAGATTGAGGATGTGTGCAAACAGTCAATGCTTCTGTATGGAATGCCCATTCATTTTTATGTCTGCGGCCATCTACACAGAAGAAATGATATTCCTACCGGTTGTACACCGGATGGTAACACCTATATTCTTCGTGTTCCCTCTATCGCCGGTATGGACAAATATGCTCAGTCCCTTCAGTACGGCGGCAAGGCTGGTGCTTCTGCCTATGTTATTGAACGAAAATACGGACTGAGATGTAGCTACCCGATTTTGTTGAAGTAAAGGTGGTGAGAGGTGTGGCTACACGAGGCAAGGCCGTTAAGGTCGTAAAAGAACAGACAAAAATGTGTGTTAAGTGTGAGAATGTCAAGCCTCTCAAGGACTTCTATCCCAATAGAGATTGGAAGGATCAGGCTGGTCATGATGCTTGGTGCAAAGAATGTGTGCGAGGCTATGTTGACAACCTTGATTCCTTGAAGAAGTATTGCGCTCATAACAACAGAGCTTTCTCTGAAGAAGCTTACCAGGCTGCTGAAAAGAAAGCCAAATACATGCTATCTACCAACGAAGACTACATCAATCCGAGAGTTGCGAGAGAAAAGAAAGAACGCCTTGAGGCAAAAACGAGTGCTACGCAGTATTTCACCATGATGAACTTTAGTTCGTTCTACCATTACATTGACAATATCAGTGATACAGGTGACTTCTTCCCTACTTACGTTAACGGTGTTGTTGATAGTAAGAGCGGATTGTCCGAAAAAGACCGCACACTTGTGTATAGTAAAGAATGGTGCGGTATGTTCGAAGCATGGCAGCTTGAACGACTGAATGATCTATACGAAAGATACGAGACAGACTTTGACTTAAAGGATGTTAACATTCAGGACTACGTTCGCAAAGCGTGTAAAGCTTCACTGAATGCCGACATCGCTGAGGATAAGATGAGACGTGGAGAGATCTCTGTTAAGGAATACAAAGACACTCAACAGATCTTCGACAGCTACTCTCTTTCCTCTGGTCTTGCGGCCACAAAGCGCAAGCCTGGTGAAAACAGTGCGCTTGATAATCTTGGCAAGATAATCTACGACATCGAGGTCACGGGCATCTTATCAACAAGAAAGGTCACGTTTCCTCCTGATGACGTGGATAGAATTATTGCTGAGTTCAGACATACAGATCTTGCTATCGGTGAGGAGAATGCTCCTTGAGACAAGCAGATCAAATTAAAGAGATAAAGAATATCGAGGCGTGGGCTGACCAGATTCTCTTCTGGCGTTCGCACCTCGATGTTTTTATTGAGGATTACTTTCAGATCAAGCTAACGGATGTGCAGAAAGTCATAGCTCGTAGTATCGGTAACTGTGACATGTCTGACGTTGTTCAGAGTCGTGGTGCTGGTAAGACTTGGCTTATCTCCATCTGTGGTTTTGCTCTTGCCGTTCTGTATCCGGGTAGCATGATAGCTGTTGCCTCCGGTACCGCAGAACAGGCAACCCTTATTTTGCAAAAGCTTGACGATAAGTTCCTATCCAATCCCAATGTGATGCGCGAGATTGAGTGCGCCAAACATAAACCAGTTATCATCAGCCGTTCTAAGAGCGAGTGTTTCTTGAAGAACGGCAGTAAGATAAGGTCTTATTCCGTTGGGACACTCAGAGGTCAACGTGCCAAGATTGTTATTATTGACGAAGCTCCTGAAGTGAAAGAAAAAGATCTTCAGGCGATCATTGGTCCTATCCGAAACGAAACACGTCAGATTTGCTTTGAAAATGGATGCAAGGACTATAACTCAAAGCTGATTTCAATTACATCCGCATGCTTGAAGAGTAACTACTTCTTCCGCGACTTCTCGGCAAAAGTGCGAGACATGCGGAATGGAGACGAGCATGTGTTCGCTTGCGCTCTGAACTATGAGGTCGCTGTAAGAACTGGCATAACGTCTCTTGAGTTCTTCGAGAGCGAAAGAAAAAGAATGCCGGAACCGCAGTTCCAAATGGAATATGGTTCCTTGTTCTTGGGTGCTGAAGCTGGATCTTGGTTCCCTTATGAGGTTATTGAACCTTGCAGAGTCTTGGAAGATGTTGAGATAGCGGCTCCTGTGAAGAGCCAGTCTCAGTATGTTATTGGGCTTGACTTGGCCACGTCCGCTGCGAACATCGCCGATAACGCCATTATCTGTGTCATTAAGCTTGTGGAGAGGCCTGATGGGTCTTACCTTAAGAAGCTTGTGAATCTACGTTCCTTCCATGGTAAGAAGCTTGACTTCTTGGCTACAGAGGTGCGAAAGATGCTTATCAGGTTCCCTAATACAATTCGCGTTGTATTTGACCATCGTGGACTTGGCGATGCTCTACCTCAGTTCCTTAATAAACCTTGGACGGATCCGGAGACCGGGAAAGAATATCCGCCACTGGTTTTGGATGATGAGATCAGCACAATCAAGAATGCAAAGCCTCTGCTTCGAAGTGTTATCGCAAGCGCGGCAATCAACCAGAACCTTGCGACTTCCCTTCGTGTTGCTTTCGAGCAGCACATGATCGAGATTCCAATTTCATCAAGGCGTATCCTGAATGGTCACGTTGCCATCGATACGGATGATGACGAGGAGTCTGCTCGCAGAAGCTACACGCAGATGGAAAAAGCAATCTTCGTCGAAACAGACGCTTTGCAGATTGAGCTTGGTAACATTGTTGCCAAGGTAAGCACATCCGGAACATACACATATGATACAGCAAAAACCACGCAGCACAAGGATAGATATTCTTCTTTGGCAATGGCTGTATGGTTTATCACCCAACAAGAAGAAGAACGCAAAGCGCTTATAGCGCGAAATGCCAACACGACTGTAATAGGCGTTGTTGGTTCCATTATCTGAGAAAGGAGGAATATGAATGGGTTTATTTGATCGGTTCCGATCACGACTCTCGAGCCCTGCTCCTGTCGGTGCTGAAATAACCTTCGCCGACGTTGCGGTAGGTGCAAATTCAAGTGATGGATCTATTTCTTCTACTTATTCAGATAAGAACATTACGTTCACTGGCGAGGTCACCGGCCTTGACTATGCTACGATCTTAAGGGATAAGCAAGCAAACATCAATTCGCTTTATCAGTTGAGCGACTATTATGTTGATGCAGATCCTATCTATCGTGGAATTATCAAAGAAGTATACACACCTTTCAGCATTGTTGATGATTATCGACTGGTTGGAGCCAATGAGTCTGTGAAGAAGAAATACGAAGACTACTATGAAAGAATCAATCTTCGTAATGTGATGGAAAGTGTTTTCCTTTCCTACTACAAATACGCTAACGTTTATATCTATCTGATGCCTGATGGAAGAATTATTACTCTTCCTCCGCATCTGATCCGCATTTCGAACGTTACGGTTGGCACACAGCCTGTTCTTGAATTCAACTGCGGCGAACTGCGAAACAACACAAGAATCCAAACCGGATCTGTTTACAAGGACTATGTACAGGATCAGGAAATGGAAGTCAAGCTGGAAGGTTATCCAGAAGAAGTTTCCATTGGTCTTAATTCAAATGTCGACTGGGTCCAGCTGAATCCAGCCAACACTTACGTCATGCAGGATACGAAGGAAGACTGGACAAGATATGCAATTCCAATGATTTCTGCTTGTCTCAAGCCTTTGAAGAAAAAGGAACTTATCTCCAACTGGGAAGACTCTGGACTTCAGCTTGGTATGCATTCTTTCCTTCATGTCAAGTATGGCGATAAGGATGAAAAGGTTGCACCAAACCGTGACCAATTGACGGCTCTGTTCAATCTATTTAGAACGGCTATGACAAGTTCTGCTTCCTTGGCTGTGACGAACTCTTGGTGTGAATCAAAGTTTGTTCAGCCGGATTTGAAAGACTTGTTTGAATATGATAAGTACCGTGGCGTTAATGCCGATATTCTTTCAGCTGGCGGTGTATCAGGAACAATTGTTTCTGGCCGGAATGAAACGGGTGCTTCATTTGGCACTTCTCAGATCTCTGTTAAGACCGCTGCTATTAGAATTCAGAAAGGCAAGAATCAGTTCTGTGATATCATGAATCGGATTAACGCAAGACTGAATTCTTCAGCCTCTAAGGTGATGCCTCATGCTGCCGACAAGAACGTGCCTAAGTTCGAGTTCCCGCCGGTGGATCTGGCAAGTAGTGGAGCTTTCCAAGACGCTTGCATGAAGCTGTGGGAGAAGGGCGTTCTTTCTGATCGTACTCTACTTACTACTTACGGCTATGACGTTGGTCAGGAAGTGGAACGCAAGGCGAACGAGCAGAAGGACGGCACAGCGGAAACGTTGATGCCAAAGGCGTTAAAGGAATCAAAGGACACTGATACATCAACGGAAGCCAAGGAACGTGGTCGACCTAAACTATCCGATAACGAAAGAACCAGTGATCCCGGTAATGCCGAAACGGGCGCACAGCCCAAACCATCAGCCCCTGACCAAGGGCAATAACATTATCAATCCTCCCATTGAGGGATTGAACATATCATAAGGCAAAGTAGCCGCCTGTCCTCCTGCTGCTGACTTTGCCATGTGAGGATGAGACATATGGAGCAAGAAAAAATCTATATTCAAGCTTCTGATGTTTCGATGGAGACTCCCGAATCTAATGATCAATTCTTGGTAGTCAGAATGAGAATGTTCTCTACTCGTGCCAATAGGAATAAGCAGGGTGTTACAGAGGCGTTCATCGACGAGATTGTTGAAAACCCCGAGAAGTACTACTGCACTCCTCTTTATGTTGACGAGAAGAGATTGAAGAAGCACCAGTATTATAATCTGGGTCATCTCTACAATGAGAAGACTGGCAGATTTGCCACAACTCAGGTTGGCGGCTTCTGTGCTTTTGAAAAACAGGAAGATGATTATGGTATCAGCCTTTATGGCGAAGCCAGAATTCCTAAGAGAGAAATTGAGATCTGTAATGCCGTGGCCGAGATGTTCGACCTCGGCATTCTTAATTTCTCGTTTGAAATCAGCTACACGAAGGACGGCGTCGTTGAAGACGAAGAGAACGAAGTAATCTACGTTGATGCAGCTGATGGAAACGCTCTGACAGGCATGGCTATTGTGTCTGTCCCTGCTTACCCTGAATCGGTTGCTCTTTCGCTTGTTGCTGAAGAGCTTGACCCCGAAGATCATGATGATGAGTCTCCGGAAGAAAGCGAACCCGATGATCCAGACGATGATAAAGACGAGGATCCGGAAGAAGCTGAACATGAGGGAGATGAAAACAAAATGGAAGAAAAGGCTATGGATATTGTGGCCGAGGCCACCGAAGAAGTGGTTGAGACCACAGCTATTGCTGAAACCGAAGAAACGGTAATTGCCGAGACTGAAGCACCTGCCGCTGAAGAAACGGAAGTTGTGATCGCGGAAGAACAGCCTGTGGCCGAGGCGGAAGCTGAAGCCGATGTCGCTATTGCCTCACTGACCTTTTCCGATATTCACAACAAGCTTCTGAGAGCTTGGGACGCGGATCATAAGTGGGCATATTTGTCCTTTATTTTCCCCGAAGAGCATATTGCTTGGTTCCATTCTTGCGAAGCCGACGAGACTGAATTTGTTCAGGTTGGCTACGAAGTGAATGGCAATGAAGTCAATATCGTAAGCGAGGAGACTGTTCGTATCGAACTTGGTATTCGTGATCTGAATCGTTTCTACGCCGAAGCCAAGGCTGAAGAAGCCAAAAAGGAGCATGAGCAGAAGGTTGCAAAGATCTCTGCTTTCGCCCAGAAGCAGAACCTTGATATTGCTGATGAGGCAGTTGCTAAGGCTATTGCTGAACTGAATTATGAAGCTATTGCAGACCTTGCTGAAGCAAAGGCCACTGCTATTGCGGAAACTGTTGAGCCGGAAATCAAGAAAGAAATTGTCTTGGTTGCAAGCTACACTGACATGAAGATCGACGAACTTTACGGCGGTCTTATTTAATTTACTTTGGAGGTTGAAAAACAATGGCTGGATATATGAGAAAGCTGAACGGTTATGTTTATGAAGGCTCTTTCGCCGCTGGCGAAGAGCTGGCCAACGGCGTGTTCGTTGAGCTGGTTGAAGACGCTGGCGCACTGGTTGCGAAGAAGCTGACTGGTGCCAAGGGTCCTACCATGATGGTGAAGGAGATTACCACCCTGTGGAATGAACCTGCCGTCGTGGCTACTGTTGTGGATGCTGGTACTGACAATGTGTACTTCGTCGAGAACGAATGGGAGATCGATGATTCTACCAGCTATGACGAGTCTAAGTACACTGTGAAGGCTGGCAAGCTGGTCAAGATGCATGCTCCTGTGAAGAACGACGAGCTGATCATGACTGTGGCCGAGGATCTTCAGAAGACTCTGAAGGTTGGTGCTCTGGTGCAGCCCGCTGCTGAAGGCACCATTGCCGCTAAGGCTTAATCGACAAAAGAGATATACGAGGTGAAATATAATGGACGCTATCAAGATCAACAAGGATTCTAAGATTGTTGACGTGCTCGTGGCTCAGGCCAAGGGCGAACGTGTTGATTCCGCTGTGGCCGAGAACGCTGCCAAGCTGATCAACGACCTGGTTTCTGATATGAATCCCCACAACCGCTATCAGATCGCTCAGCTGGTTGGCTTTGCCGTGAACGAGATCAACAAGCCTAAGCTCAACTGGCTTGACACTGTGGCTGATACAAAGCGTGTTGGCTTTGGCGACAAGGCTCAGTTCAAGACCAAGCTGGAAGGTGTTCGCGCTTTCATTCAGGCTAAGGGTGCTACCACTGCTCGCTCTAAGATCGCTCACAAGACTGTGACCCTGGACACCCTGGCTGTGTCTGCTCGTCCTGTCCTGAACACTGTGGAAATGAAGTCTGGTCAGACTTCTATGTCTGATCTGATCTTGGACGCTTCTTACCAGATGGAACTTGCTCAGCTGGGCTATATCTATAAGGTGCTGACTGAGGCTTATTCCAACATGGCTTCTCCTTACTACGGTGCTGGCGACGGCATCGTGCCTGAGACTCTGAATCCTATGATTCGTCACTGGGCTCGTGTGCAGGGCGGCGCTGGTGCTGCTGTGCTGGGCGACATCGACGTGATCAGCAAGCTGGGTGAGCAGACTGGCTTCAAGGCCGCTGCTGACAGCAAGCAGTTCGCCGATGATCTGATCCTGGAGCAGAACCGCAACGGCTACGTTGGTGTGTACAACTCTGCTAAGGTCATCCAGCTGGTGAACCCAATGATCGAAGGCACCGATACTCCTGTGCTGGAGACCAATAAGCTGTTCATCCTGCCTACCGCTATCGATACTTCCATGCGTCCTCTGAAGGTCGTGCTGGAGGGTGACGTGCAGTCTATCGATACTACTAACATCGATGACCTGAGCTACGAGATCCGCCTGGATCAGTATTTCGGCGCTGGTGTTGTGTACGGCGATCGTCCTTACATGTCTGTGTACGAAGACACCGCTGTGTAATCCCTTGGGAGTGGGGCTTAGTTCCCCACTCCCCTTTTTATCTGTATTAGTTAAGGTAACTCCTTGGCTGATGCTTAGTTTTTCTTTCGAGAGGAGAAAGGTTTAATGGAGAATACTACACGCACTAAGGTGCTCAATCCCAATAAGTTCCACATCGGCATTCGTCTTTACGATGGCCGCACAATGAACATCGTCCCAAAGGGCTTCCAAATGCTGACAGCTGATGAGATCCATTATGTTGCTTCGGCCACCACACTGTTTTCTCGCGGTCTGCTTCGCGTTGAAGAAGCGGCTAAGCCTATTCTTGAAGAAGCTGGCGTTATTGAGGAAAACAATGTCTGCTTTATGACCGATGAGGAAATGAAGAAAAAGCTTGGTCTTTCCGCTGCGAAGCTCGAAGCTTGGCTTGCTGATATCACCGACGAGATCGTTTTGAACAGACTGGCTGAGATCGCCAAGAGCATGGATCTTGCCACCAGCAAGATGAAGGTTATTGAAGCGAAGTATCCCAAGGCTTTCATGGCCGACGATTGATAAGGAGTGATCCCAATGACAGATTTGCTTGCGCTTACAGAGAAGTTCGCAAGAGAAATCGAATGGCAGATTGTGCCGGATGATCTTACGCTTGATGATTGCGTCCCGTTTGTACTTGCTGGTATCCAGAAGTTGTATGTTATGACGGGAAGAGCAATGTCTTATTCTGATGCGCTTGTTATCAAGGATGAAAACGGATATGCCATTGGGTTTAATGAGACGTTCCCTCTTGATGAGGAACTGTACATCCTTACTTGCGCTAAGATTGCTTTTTATACCAAAGTGCAATCTGATGTCAACGAGCTTGAAAGCTATACGACAGATGCTATGTCTGTTGCCAACGCAGACAAACCATTCCGTAACCTTGCTGATATGATCAATGATCTCAAGCGCGAACAGGCAGAGATTTGGCACAAAATGGTTCGCTACAATATGCTGTAAGGAGGTGCGATGGATGAACGAACCAAAGGTTCATATTGTTTATCGCAACTCCAAGCTCATGCCTGTAGCCGACGAGATGTACAATCTCGCTGAATATACTGAGATGATCAAGAACGATCTCATCCGTCTGATCAGCGACACGGAAGATCTTGTGTATGCGGCAACAAACGGGATACAGAAATCAGACTGGGAAGACTCTGTGTGGTCGAAGTTCAGCTGCATCAAACACAAGCTTCTTGATAAAGCTGGAGAAATCAGCCGTTTACCGAATAACCTTGTATATGGCGGTGATGAAAATGGGTAAAGTCATTCTTAAGCGCCGCGAAGAGGTTATCAAGCAGAATATTTGCGATCCAAACATGTCTGAGCTTCGGGCAAATCCGCAGGTAAAAAACAATTCAAGATTTCGCGTTCCGAGAACGCTCATTAGCGACTGGCACAACAATCTCCTTGAAGATAAGCCATTCGTTAATTATACGTTTGATCTTCTTCAGGACTGGAACGATCAGTTCAAGGAAGACTATGTGCCGTTCAGATTCAGAGGACAACAGACGCCTATCGACTGGAAGTCAAAGATCGGCAACTCTGATGCCAGCTATAACATGAAGACTGGTCACGTTGTTGACATCAAGAAAGGCGACATGGTTGTCCGTGAGGACGGAGAAGTCTTCTTGGTCAACTGGGAGATCCAAGAACATGCAAATAATAAGGCTACTCAGATTGCGAAATGTAATTTGGACATTACGGTTGTTCGGCATGTTGATGAGAAGCTTGACAAGGACGCGTATCTTATTGAGGAAGCGCATGATGAGGTTATCGTTGAAACACTCCCCTGCATTGTTGCGGAATATGCTGGCAGACCGGAGTATACGGCTTATGCCGGTACCCCTGGCGTCACACCTGATCATCTTATTACCGTGAGTATGCAATGGAACGATCAGACGAAGCAGATCGAGATCGGCGATGAATTCAAAGACGGACGATATCTTTACCGAATTGTAAATATCTCAGTAGACGAAGTTCACCGCAATAGACGAAGCGGCGTGTTGAAGATATACGCTAAGCGTGTTGCGGGAGGTCGTGAGCCTAATGTTGCAAGGTAAGTTTAACACCATCAAGTTTGATAGCGGCATGTTCATGATGGACATCCGCACAACGCTTGGCGCTTTGATTCTTAAGTATGCGGATTTGTTCGTAGACATATTTCAGCGAAACTTCGTTAAGGGGACGAGCCTTGGTCCCGGCAAGCCGGAATGGAGAAAGGATCTCAAAGATCTTATTGAAGTTCAGCGTTTTGATATTGCTAATTCAATCATCGAAGCAGAGGTTGGTTTTCCGGATAATCTCGAATCTGAGTACCAAGGGCTATTCGTCAAAGCTATGCTGATCATGTATGGCAGCGGCTCAAACAGCGCATTTGGTGGCGAGCCGATATACGCCGGTCCGCCAGGTCGAATGGTGTGGGATAGTAACCTTGATGGGAAGATCCCTTCCGAGCAGGAATACCACAAGCTGCCGGATACTTGGAACCATATTGGTAACGATGCCAGAAACGAGACTATGAAAGAAATGAGAAAGTTCTTCGATGATATGCTCAATGAAGCTTATCGCATGATCAACGGAGCGTTTTTTCGAAAACACATTAGAGTAATTCCAAGGTAAAGGAGGGCGAAAATGGCTCAGCCTTTTATCACATGGGACGATAACTGGAACAACGTGATCAGATATCTGTTCAACGATATCGAACTGAAGAAGCTTATGCGGATTCCCGAAAAACGTTTTGACAATATCGTTGACTTCAGGGACAGATATTTTGTCGCCGGTGAATCTTCTGACGCAATCGTTATTGACGAAGACGTTCGTCTTGTTTATTACATGACGAACAGTCCGAACCAAATTGGAAAGAATGCGTACAAGAAGTATCTTGAGATAGATATCTACGTTAAGAAAGATCATCTGTACGATGTTCGTCCCGACCGTCTCAAAAGAAGAGACAAGGCGATATTTGAACGCCTGAAACATCTGCTTACCGGAACAAAGTATGTATGCCGAATGGCTTATCGGTATGCGGATGACTATGATGCCAGTACGAGAACCATCGGGTATAAAAGATACCACGTTGTGTTCTCTTACAATATAACGACATGATTGAAGCGCGGTATAGGAGGACGCCGCGCTTTTGTTATGCCGTGACTTAAATACAAGGAGGAACATCCAATGGATGCGAAATATTTGGCCGATCTGGGTGGCTATATTCTGGACGTGCCGAACATTGAATTCGTTCGTTGCGACGGTACAGTGTTCAGCTATGACGAACTTTCTACCGCTTCTATGAGCAACACCAAGAACAGCGTGTCTATCAACGGTGGCCAGAGCGCATATCCTGTTGCTATTATCGACACTGACAACACTTCTGAGGTGTCTTTCGCTTCTGCTCAGTTCCGTCTCGACATGTTCGAAATGACTCAGGCTGTGCATCAGCGCACCGGTGACTTCGGCACTCGTGAAAGCGCTCGTTACGAAGTGGAAACCGGCAACAAGATCACCATTCCTTATGAGATCAAGGAAGGCTCTGTGTTCATTCGTGGTCTGAAGGAAGGCGACGCCGCTACTCAGGGTACTTTCAAGGTGGAGATCACTGATGCTACCGCCGCTATCACTTTTGCTGAGGGCGAGTATGCTATTGGTGACACTGTGCGTGTGTCTTACGTCCGTCGTGTGAACGACGCTGCAAAGCTGGAGATCAAGACCAACTCCGCAACTGCAAAGGGCGAATTGTATGCTCACTGGCCTGTGTATTCTGACGGTACCGACTGCGCTGAAGCCGCTGTGAAGGGCTATCTGCACCTGCACATTCCGCGCTGCCGTGCTACTGCTATGCCTGGTTTCGATAACAGCTACAAGTCTGCATCTACCAACGGTGTGACTTTTGCCGCCATCGACGCCAAAAGAGCTGACAAGGTTGCTGTTGAGTGGATCTTCGAGCAGCTGAATGCTGACGGCACCATCAATACAACTGCTGGTGAAGGCGAAGTTGAGTGGTAATCTAATGGGGAGAGGGAAACCTCTCCCCTCTTTTTAAGGATAAAGGAATAAGGAGAGATAGAAATGCCGGAACAGATGACGGAAAAGAAAGCTATCCCTACATCGTCCGCCGGGAAAAGTAAAGCCGCCCCTAAGCGAACGACTGAAAACAAGAAAAGTCCAGATGTTAAATCTGGCGCAAAGGAACTGCCTGATACCTCCAGCGCTATCAACTGCGTTAAGATCGGTGAGAAGCTGGTGGAGATCAAGCCAACGAAATTGAAATATCAGCGGAACAGAACCGCTTTGTTTTATAAAATCTTAGACATTTACCCCCTTCCGGATATCTTCGGTATGGAGAAAGGTGCCTTTGGCGATGACCGAGACGGTGATCAGGCCGTGTTTGAATGGTTGATTGCTGTGTTTGACAATGAGGAGTTCGTCAAGGAGAACTACGATGAGTTTGATTCTGAGACCATTGAACGTGTTCTTGAGATCTTTAAGAGGCTCAATAAGACGAAGGAAAAGGAAGACAAATTAAAAAACTTGGAAACAAATCTGGAGAAGAGGGGGTAAGCCTTGACGAGGCGGTCGCAATTGTGGCAGCAAATCTTGGCATCATAAACGAAGACGAGATCAATAACATGTCTATTATCTTCTTCGAGGACGTGTTCGAAGCTCTTGGCCGCACATTGACCTATGATGCCGTTGTAAACTATGCTGGCAATTCCTTCTGTAAGGATTCTTGGGAAATGATTTCTGAACATCACCCGATGAACAAACCGAAGAATTCCGGTAAGGGACTTGACCAACTTGCGAACGTCCTTGGCGGCGTGAAGATCAGAACGGTGACGGGACCAATTGATGGCGTTACCAGAATGAAAAAGCCGCAGTAAAATTTGTGAAAATAATTTCTGAAAATTGTCCCTATATATATGAATACATTCTTTGGAGGACATAATGAAGATTACATATAATGGAACCGAATATGAGCTTGTGGATAAGAGATCGTATAGTGAACGTCTCGATCTTGCGAAACAGGCGTTTGTTGAATGCTACAATGTTGATGAGAAGCTCGGTATCGTTGAGTCTTGGTTGAACAAGGAAGCAATTCTTACCAAGTTTCTTGTCCCTGTTTATATCCCAGAACTCGCTCCTGAGATTTCCGAAATGGAAGCCAATGATGTCATGGATAAGTACGAAGATCTTTATCAGCTTCTTCGCTACGGAGAGCATGATGACAACAAATACGGCTACGGCGACTTCGATGAAGTCATTGACATTATGCACGAGATTGCCTATAGGGTCAGGAAGAACGTCGAAGCTGAAGCATCTCTTTCTTATCGTTTAGGACAACTGTTGGATGGTACTCTCAACATTGGCGAGTTGATGGATACCGTCGTAAACGCTGACGATATCTCCAATAAGATGCTGACTGCGGCTCAGATGTTCAAAGATTCTGAGAACGTTAAGCCGACTAAGAAGGCCGGAAACAATATCTTAAACTTTGCGAAGAAGTAAGGAATTGACTTTGAAAAGGCTTATGTGCTACCATGTGGGTGAGTACATGAGAAAGGACGTATAAATGATGGAGAATATTCTTCTGTTGATTATTTTCTCTTACCCCGGAGTGCTTGCAGATATGCTCTATACGTTTTTCGCCAAAGACAAGTCGTTCTATAAAGAACCCACAGAAGCGTTTCGTGTGGCCAGAGATTTTTTTCTCAGCGCCATAATAGCGATAGCAACAATGCCAATTGTGATTCAAGGTTCGGAAAACGGACATACTTTGAGCAATTGGGTGAGTGCTTTACAAAAGAGTGAAGTTATTTGGGACTATATTCTTGTGACCCTCGGGGGTAGTATTGTTTTGAGTCTTGTGTGGTATCTGTTCGATCTTCATGTTGGATTGCGCATAAAAAATGGTATTCGCAAACTTTTGAAACTTGCTCCTGAGAGCAAATATAAGAAAACTTGGGATGACCTGATTCAAAAGAATGATCATGTCAACATTGATGAATGTGCCATTGTGATTTACGATGCTAATGGGAAACAGATAGCCGCAGGTTTGCCAAGATCAATTCCTGGCGATATAGATGAAGATCCTCACTTTGCTCTCGCGCACTGTTCTACCGTAATAAACGAACTCAATGATTCTGACGATTCTTATTTAGATGGATTACGCTTGGTTTATGTCGACGTAAAAACAATGAGTCGTATTGAGTTCTACGATGCGAGCCGCTTGTATAAAGCAATAGCAGAAGCACAAAAGGAAGGTCAGGCCTGACCTTCCTCTTTCTTCTGTTTCTCTGGTTTCTTAAGAACGACTGGTTTTGTAGATATTTTGTCTTTTTGGGGCTCGTATGACCCATATATCATTCGTCGGATATCTTCGTTGGAAAGATCTTTGTCATGCTTCTTGTTCTCGTCCCCCACTTGGCATTACCTCCTTTACATGAATCCATTATACACCAAGAAAAACCAAATATCAACAAAAGATCTAAACCGCTGGAATTAACCAGCGGTTTTTCTTTACACAATTTTATATCACAGAAAGGGTGAGTGAATGGCTGGAAACGGAAAAGACCTGTTGTTGGGCAAGCTTACCCTCAACATAGCGGACGTTGAGAAGAAGGTTGAACGAGTCAATCAATTACTTTCTTCCCTCGGTGCGAAGAACATTGGGTCGTCAGGCAATCTTGGTGGCAGTTTCACCAATGTAAACAAACAGCTTGATGCAACGATTCATAAGGCATCGGAAGTATCTGCGGCTTACTCGAGGATGATGGCCATCCTTCAGCAGATCGGAAAGCTTCAGGTTCGTCTTGCAAGCTCTAACAACTCTCTTCAGAAGTCTTCTATCCAAAGAGATATCGAGGCTTTACAAGCTGAGTATACGCTCCAAGAGAAGATCATCAAGAGAGCTGGAGAGAAAGCCGTTAACCAAACCAAGCAAGCGGCATTGATGAAGCAAGCGGCGAAGAACGCTCAGGATTATTTGAAGGCCGTGGAGAAAGTAGCCGCTGCTGAAGAAAAACAAAACAAAGCAAACCTCAATGATCTTGAGAAGCAAAAGGCGAAGCAGAAAACTGAATACGTCAACGCTCTGAAAGAACAATTGAAGATCCAGAAAGAACTTGCCACTCTTGAAGAAAGACTTAAGAGAACGGCTTCTCCGGCTGACAAAGAGTCCACCGAGAGCAATATCTTAATCCAAACAGAAAGGTTGGCTCAGGTTCAGGAACGTATCAACAAGCTCAAAAGTGAAGGAGCTTCCGCTTCTGCTGAAGAGATGAGATTTGCCAAGGATCTTGAGATTCATAAAAATAAGCTGATCAGTCAAACTGAACAGCATAATAAATCTCTCAAAGTACAGACCGCACTTTGGGATAAGATTGTTCAATCCGTTGTTCATATGGCTACATCTGCGGTATGGAATGCTATGCGAAACGGGTTTAGTGATGCGGTCGAATACACAAAGGAATTCTACGACTTGCTTAATCAGGTCAGAATCGTTTCGGGAGCAACAGAAGAACAAGCTGATGCCATTGGTCGTAAGTACATCCAGATGGCTCAGGATATGTCTGTTGGCTCTCGAGATATCGCTTCCGCAGCTGTTGAATTCTATCGACAGGGTCTTGGAGAAGCGGAAACAGAAGACCGTTTGAAATGGACTACAGTCTATGCGAAGATAGCCGGTCTTGAATTCCAAGATGCAGCAGAACTTGTTACCGCAGCAACCAATTCAATGGACCTTGATGTCCAACGTGTTGTCGATGTATTTAGTTACCTCGGCGACGCTTCCGCATCCGGTTGACAACTAATAGCCGGGGTAGGCAGTAATGTCTACTATATAATCCACTTGTTCGGGGAAAGCCCTGAAGAGGGTAATCCCGATGCAAAATCAAAAAGTGCAATCATAGAACTCATCTGTGTATATAACGATGTGGAATTTTTCTTGTTTTCGTTCTGTGTTGGAGTCTTTGACATATCCGTCGGTATAATATTTTACCTGATATCTATATTGGTCACTGACCCATAATGAGGAGACGATTCCGTTTTCTTCATATTTCTTTATGCATTCCGAAGTAGTGCTCAAATATGATAGAATTTGTGAGTAGACATTATCGTCTTCGTTGTATCGAATCCTCACACTTCCATTATTGGCGATTGGCTTTGGAGCATAATGAAATACAACTTCATATGCTCCAGTTTTCGACTGTGATATATATATCCATTCTTTTTCCTCGGATTGAACAAAGCCAAGCTGCTTCATTTGTTGCTCAATCGTTGAAGCGTCATCATAAGTGATTAGCTTTGAAATATCTTCGATTTGGCTAACAGGTGTCGCAGATTTTGTGTTATGTTCTGTTCCAAAGACAAAAAGCAAAATAAACGCCACGGTAATGGAAACAAATTGCTCAATTCTCATCGTGATACTCCTTTTTGATTTTTGTAGTAACGACTGAGATTCGTGTCAGCAATGATACGGACACGGTGGACCCCAGTAGCACTGGGTGAAGATACAGTCTGTACTGCGCATATAACAGACGAAAGCGCAGAGGGAGGATGAAAGTCCTCCCCGCCTACCAATACTATACCATGAGGTAGGTCATAAAAGCAACAGTGAGGCGGATGAAATTGGTTTGGCTATGCAGAAAGCTTCTGCAGCTGCTACTGAAGCTGGTTTGTCTTTTGAGTGGCTTGGTGCCTATATTGCAACTGTTTCAGAAAAAACAAGACAAGCCCCCGAGGTAATCGGCACAGCTTACAATAGTATTATTGCACGTCTTCATAATATTAAAGCAAAAGGTTTTAATGAAGAAGATGAAACTCGAATAAATGACATTGCCAAAGCCTTGGCGACTCTTCCTGAGCCATTAAAGCTTATTGACTCGATGACCGGTGAATGGCAAAGCATGTCCGACGTTTTTTCAGGTATTGCATCACAGTGGTCTACTTTGAATGACAAACAGAGAGCGTATATTGCTACAACAATGGCCGGAACCCGTCAGCAAAATATGTTTATCACCCTTATGAACGATATGTCAAAAGGGGCGGATGGCGGTAGCAGAGCCTATGAACTTTATGCCGGTGCCATAGAAGCTGCTGGGAACGCAACAGAGAAGTACGGAGTATATCAAGAGTCTTTGGCAGCAACCCAAGACGAGGCCAACGCAAAATGGGAAGAGTTTTATAATATAGCTCTCGACAGCGACGTTTTCAAGGTTTTTTATGGTGTGCTTGGTGACCTTGGTAAAGGACTGGCTACCGCGACGGAGCAAACGGGCGGCTTTAATCTTGTGCTGATTGCCATTGTTCCCGTGATTCTTACGGTTGTCGCAGCCATTCACAAAGTCAAAGATGCCTTGGCTACATTTGAAATGTTTTCAAAAGGCACGAAGATTGGCTTGATTGTCACGGTTATTACTGGTTTAATTGCGGTAATTACAAACCTTGTTGGAAGCTTGTCTGGAGCTAATAAGGAAATCAAGAAAGCCGTTGATTACTCGGATGATATTCAGCGACTTTCTGGAAACATACAATCTGCGGCTCCATTGATTGCCGAATACGAAAAACTCGCGAAGAAGTCAAGTTTGACAGCTGAGGAACAAAAGAAAATGCATGATCTGTTTATACAGATACAAGGTTCTTCGGCGGGTTTCAGCTCTGCTCTTTCTTTGACAAACAACACTGTTGAAAACGCCGCTGCTAACCTGAAGATTATGAACGATGAGCTTGCTCGTCAACAAGGTCTCTTGGATGGTGTTTCGCAAGCTCAGGCGAGAGCGAATCTTTCTGACACCGACAATCATTCCCGGTGGGCCACCGCAAACAGTGATTATGTGTCTTCTGAGAACGAAGCAAAATATTATCAGACACTTAAGAAATATGGAGCCGGAATAGACCGTTTTGGAACGAATGAAGAATGGGTTAATCACATGAAGGAATTGCAGTATCGCATCGCAGTGGCGGACGCATACTTCAACAGCGAAAACATGTCGGTCATTTCTGCTAAAGATAGAGAAAAACTTCGCTCTGGTTCGTTTGACACCGGAACTGAGTTTTCTTCGAAGGATATTGTAGATCTGTACGAAGCCTTCTCTTCATTCGGATTTTATGATAAGATTATTGACACAGACAGTTTCAACAAGGTTAGAGATGTCGCTACAAGCACAAACGGTGCTGTCGCGGGAATGGAAGAAAGCCGCAAGGAAATCGTTGATAACGTCTTGGCGGCCTATGCTACGATGTTTGAAGGATTGACCGATGCACAGACTTCTTATATCGAAGCCGAACTTTTGAAGATGGCGGATCCATCTAAGATGTTAACAGCCGATGGCGTAGAAACCATGATATCTTCCATGAAGGACAGATTGTTTGAGCTTGTCGGTAATGTGTCTTCTGATCCTACCGTCGAACGCGACGCACTTGCAACCACGCTGACTGGTATCTTTGGTAAGCCAGAGACTTGGTCTGAATCTGTGCGCTCATTTGGCGATCAGATGCTTGATGCGATAAGCGATGGGTTCATCACATCAGACACGCTGAATAAAGCCAAAGAAAACATTGATAGATTTTTCAACGGAGACAAAGAAAGCATCTCCGAATACTGGGGGAAGGTTGTTGGTTTTTCTCCAGAGGCCAGACGTAAAATTATCGAAGAATGGCAAGACGAGTTCAGTGGCGTTACATCAATGCTGGATGCTCTTGCATCAAGTAATGGGAAAACAGCGAACTTCGGCCATTTCGCCGGTGTTTTAGGTGATGACTTTGGATATTCGCAAGATGAAATACTCACCTACTACAAACAGCTGTATGGCGTACTTTCTGAATATCCTAATCTCTTCGATGATATATCCGCGATATATGCCGATGGTGTATTCGACCAAGAGGAACTTGATGCTCTTTTCCAGAAAACAACAAAAATGTCATCTGGAGAATGGTTGGCCGAGCAAAAGGCAAATACCGAAGGTTCTCTTGAGAATTGGCAAAAGTACTTTGAAGATCTTGGTGAGCTTTCAGCCGATGATGAAGATGGTATCTCAGACTTCTTAACCAAGTTGTCTGGCGCTGATGACGAGAGTCTTTCCAATATGTCGGAAGCATTCAACGCTCTCGGCAATGACGCTAAGAAAGCATTCAAAGAATCTGCTGGTTTATCTGATGAGTTTTGGGCAGACATAGCTGACGGCGGAAAGCTGGCTTCGAAGTCTGTCAAAGAACTTGACCGCGCCATGAGCCATTTGAACATCAAGAAGGAGTCAAGACACTTCGAGGGTACTGCGGACGCGATCATAGATCTCGCTCAAGGAACTATCAAAGCTCATAATGCATTTGATACCTTTAACGATGATACAGAGAAACTGAATGAGGCTTTGACTGAATATGAAAAGGTCAATGAGAAGATGTCGAAGGGTTTGAAGGCCACAGAGGAAGATGTTCAAACTGTGGCCGAGTATCTCTCAACAACGCCGGATAACGTTCTCAAACAATGGGATGTTGCCGGTGCGGCACTGACATCTGCTATTCAGGAAGGTACAAACGCCTTGTCTGCTCTTAGAGATCAGGCCTTCATTAACATCGTTGGTACTTCTTCTGTTGACTTTTCTGCTGTGTATAGTGGTCTCCTTGATGTCCAGTCTGTTGGTGAAGAAACGGCGAACGTGCTTGCCGCACTTGGCATGTTCAAGATCGAAACCTTAACAATGCCGTATGACTTCCACACAGTGACTAAGGAAGGCAAGAAGATCAACTACAAGGGTAACTCGAAAGCAAGCATCCTTGTTCCAACTTCAGGAAGTCCATTTAAGTCAACCGTGCCTAAGAAGTCTGGTGGCGGCGGAGGCGGCGGTGGCAGCGAGAAGACCGAAGCCATAAAAGATGAACAGAACCTTGTTTCTAATATGGAGTTTGAGATCGACACCATATCCAACAAACTGAAACAACTGGATCTCATCATGTCCCGCTACGATACACAAGGATATCTAACCGGATTGATCAATGCCTTGAAGATGGAGAACGATCTTCTGACTCAGCAGAGTGCAATCTACCAGAAGAACATTGACACTTTGAAACCGAAGCTTGACGCTCTTAAGGCACAGTTGGCAACTCAGACTTCTGGAACTGAAGCATATAACGAAACACTTAAGCAGATCGAAGTACTCCAAGATGCTTATGTCGAGTATAGCCTCGCTCTCGAGGAGAATACTAACTCCATCTTGGAGAACAATGAGGCCATCAAGGATCATCAAGATGCCATCAGAGATATGGAAATCGAGCTTCGCAACACGATCTTAGAGGCCATTGAAGACCGAGTGGATCGCGAGGAAGCGGCTCTTGATGCAAGGATCGAGATGGAAGAAGAAGTACTCGATGCCATCATTTCCCGTCATGAAAGAGAGCGTGATGAGATTCTTGAAACAACGGAAGCTCAGATACAGGCTCTTGAAGATGAGAAGGACATGCTGGACGAGATGCTTGATGCCCGCAGACAAGCGGCAGAAGAAGAAGACAAACTTGCTGAGCTTACCAATCTTGAAGCCAAGTATAACCGCATCATCGCCGATCCGACGAGAATGAAGGAAGCTCGTGACATTCTTACTGAGATTGAAGATCTGAGAGACGAGATCGCTTGGGATACCACCGAGAAAGAAGTGGAAGCCCAGAAGGATTCTCTTGATCAGCAGATCACAAGCCTGGAAGACTACATGAGTTATATCGAAGAGTATTACGAAGATCTTTTGAGTAATCCTCGGAACTTCATCGAAGAAGTAAATGGCATTCTATCTCAGAGCAGCGAATCTATCTTGGAATGGCTGAAAGCCAACAATGAGGAATTCGCAAATTCTACAGACACCACGAGAGAACAGATGATTGCTGGGTGGACGGATACTCTGAACACCATGCGTGGCGTTATCGTTACATACTGGGAGGAAGTTGAATCTATCATTGCCGGTGGTGATGATGCTATCATTGAGTTCTTGAAGCAGAACAGCCAAGAATACCTCGAAGCTGGAAGACTTCAAGCTGAGGCATACGTCGATGGATGGAGAGAACAGCTCGGCGATCTCAATGCCGCATACAAGAATGTGACGCCTGAGATCAAGGATCTTGATGAGATCAACGTCACCGAAACCATCGTCAGTTCTGGTACCAAGAAGTCTGGCGGAGGTAGCGGGGGCGGTGGTGGTGGCAACAATAATTCTGAAAACAGTAATACAGAATCTTCTGGAGGAACTGGATTCTTCGATAATATTCTTGCTGCGGCTGGACAAATGTGGAATACCGCTGTTGACGCGGTTAAAAAATCCAAGACCACGAAAGCAAAGAGTATTCTTGACAGAGATATTCTCAAGTATGCTACAGGCGGCGTCGCCGACTACACAGGCTTGGCGTGGATCGATGGATCCAGATCAAGGCCGGAGCGCATTCTGAGCGCAGAGCAGACACAACTATTCGAAACTCTTGTTGCTTCACTTCAGAGCATCAAGATGAGAGGCGTGTCTATTCCGAGCATGAGTTTGGAAGAATCAAGTCATGGAACGAGCATGACGTTCGGAGACATTGTTGTTCAGGTGGAACAGCTGAATGAAGAAACCGACTATGAAGAACTTGGTGAGCGTATTATGACCGCGATCATGGATAAGGCGAACCGTGGTTCATCTGTCGGAGGAATCAGAATAACAAGATAATCAGGTTGAGGGGGGACATTGTTCTCCCCTCTTCCTTTTGCCAAGAAAGGACGATGGCTATGGCCGGATTTTCATTTTGTGGTATTCATTGTAGCCAGTACGGCCTTGAATACATTCCAAGCAACGAAGACATGATCCCTTTCACTCCTGAGTTTGATATGAAGGAAGAAAGCGTTACTGGTCGGTATGGTGGATACCAGTATGGGGACACGATCAAGATCCAAGAACGCAAGCTTGAATGCGTGTTCGAAGAATTGACAGATGCCGATATGGAGAAGATCATCCAATGGGTTCATCATGGCCGCACCGGTAAGCTCGTGTTTGATGACAGACCTTTTGCATACTACGACGTTGCATCCGCGAAAAGACCCACCGGCGTTTCTTATGTGGCCGGAACAAAACCTGATGGAACGCCATGTAGAAGCGGAACCATCACGTTCACATTCCACTTATATGAACCATTCGCAAGAATGAAATCCATGTGTGTGGATACGCTTGATACTGAGAATATGGCATCTTATACCGGTGCTGTTTCTGAAGAAGCTATGCCGCCATGTGAACATGATGGTACTGGAGATTTCCTTCTGTACAATCCCGGAACTGAAACAGCTGCCTTGGATATCATCATTACAGGTCCAGCTACGGATGGCCTTACGATAACGAACCACACAACAGGTGACGTGTGTCGGGTCAATAGCTTTACCAGCGCAACGTCAAAACTTGGTATCTACGGAGAGACAGGTGCGGTGAAGTACGGACCTGCTGCTAATGAAGAGTATGGCTTTGAATTCCATAACGATGGATATGTCTCCCTTGCTCCATGCATCCCATACACCAGGAACGTTAATCTGGCGTACACGTCTGGTAGCAACATTGTAACTGCCTTCTCTTACATCTTCCAAGAAGAAGATGTTGGAAGATATGTATTGCTTAACAATAAATGGTATCGCATTATCTATATTCAAGATGATGCGCATGCCGTCATTTCGGAATTTATGAAAGCCTCTGGATCCGAGGCTACGATCATAACATGCATGAACGAACTTGAGGTGACCAGTGATGGCACATTCACTGGACATATCGAATTCAGATATGTCCCTATGATACGCTAAAGGATGATGATAATGGGATATAAAGGAACACCTCATGTTTCCTTAGATATTTTCAATTATCAAAGGGAAAAAGTATGTAATCTATACGATTCTGCTATAAAGGCCAAAGGCCAAGCATACGAAATTATCTTGACTACGGAAGCAACAGGATGGAAAGAAATTGAATTCCGCCTCCCCTTCCAAGTTGATAAAGAATATAACCATCGCTGGGATTCTGTTAAGAGTGAATACCTTTTGAGAGTTTCTCTCGGGAATAAGTTTGACTGGTTTATCATCCAGTCACCCAACAGGTCAAAGGACAGCAAGGCAATAACGAACAAGGTTTATTGTGCTCATATCTCTTCCTTGCTGAAGACAAAGAACCTGTATCTTGTCTTGGATGACACAAATGGTATTGGCACAATCAGAGAACTTGGTTCTCGTATTCTCGCTGGAACCGGGTGGTCTCTTGGTGAAGTTGATACCCTATATGAATCCGATGGCAAGACAGAGAAAGTTCGTAGTCTACTTTCAGAGGGCAAATCAGGGGCTCACAAGCTACTGACGGATCTTTGTTCATTGTTCGACGCATATCCCGAATTTGATGGTGAAACTAAAGTAGTTAATCTACGTTCGATGAATAATAAAGGTCCGCTGAGAGAGATGATGATCGGTAAAGACATCAATTCGCTCAGTGTAAAACCGAATTCATCCGACTTGATCACGAGACTGTATATCGAAGGTGAATATGGCGATGATGGCTATGTTGGAATTGACGATGTCAACCCAACAGGCCTCACCTATATCCTGAACTTTGACTATTACAAAGAGATCGGGTTATTCACAGAAGTTCATCAGAATGCATACGATACATACATCGAACAGATGTCAGCTACCGTCAAGAGTATAAGAAGCATGTCGAAGGAGATCGCTGAAAAAGAGAATCAGCTGAATACTCTTTGGGGGCAACCTGGATATGCTCTTTATCCTGTGACAAGCGGTCTGAAACTCGGAGATCCTATTTCCAGTTACGCCGCAGACCAAGAAGATGTCGACCTGAAGTCAGGTGATGATGTCTACGTTCTCGGTGCTGGTACTTATAGAAAAGTCAACGTCGGAGACACGGAACAGGTGTCGCTGGTTTCTGGTGACCAATATGTTCTGAAGCTGTTTATTCCGGCGGCTGGGCTTCTCGGTGCAAAAGAAGCGGCATTGGACACTAAGAAACAATTGGTGTCCAACTTAACGAAAGATCTCAACAATACGGCGAGTGAAGAAAAGAAAACCGACATTCAAGACCAGATCGATAAACTTGTGTCAGAGGAAACCGATCTTGTCAATGGAGATGGCGGCATCTTGGATATGTTGTCAGAGTGCGTAACAATTGTTACCGACCTTGATTCTGCATATACCTCAAGAGAAACGCTTCTTGTGAATCAACAAAATATCGAAGCTGACTTCGTGTTGGTTGTTGGCGATATGCTGAAGGATGGATATTGGCAAAACAACAACTATGCTGTTGGACAAGAAAAGTTCTTGTTTGACGATGGCGTAGAAGTTCTCAAGTCCTTATCAAGGCCGAAAGTCACATATACGTTCTCGAGAGTATCCCTTGCTGGACAGCTCGGTTACGAATATGCGCATTATGACATCAATACTCAGGTCAGAGTTTATGACAAAGATCTGGGTATCAACGATATTGTTCATGTATCAAAAACTATCAGATACTTGGACGATCCTCAAAAGGATACCGTTGAGGTGACAAACGAGGATCTTGCGATGACCGCACAAACACTCGACAGTATTCTTTCGAGAATGGCGGATATTGCAAACTTAGTGGAACAACGCAGTTCCCTTTATGATAGAGCCAGTGCCATTTCAAAGGACGGCTCTATTTTTATTGATCGCCTTAATGGCCAGATCAATATTTTGAAGAACAGGCTGTCTTCCGCTGTATCAAGCTGGTACACGGATGACAGAGGAAACATCATCTTTGAAAATACCAACGGAAGATCTGCCATGATGCTTACCGGCGATGGTTTTATGATCGCAAATGGTAAGACCGAAGATGGCAATTGGAACTGGAGAACGTTCGGTACGGGTGAAGGTTTCACCGCTGATATGATTGTTACCGGTTACCTGAGTGCTGATCGAATTGAGACCGGTAGTATTGGATCAGGCAAGTTGTCTACAGAGGTCAAGAATGAGATTGATAAAATTGCTGGTATCGAGGGTTGGGTAGAAGAAGCTAAAATCAATCTGACGCCGCAAAAGATCTCAATGGAAGTTGTTAAGTCAACTGAGTTTTCCAACGCAGTGAATGACGCAGCTCAAAGCATCGTGGCTGGCAAAACGTATATTCAATACAATGAACCAGAAGGTGTTTTCAGTGTTGGTGACGTTTGGATCAAAACTAACAAACCAGATGTTACTTGGAATACGTTGAAGGACTTAACTTGGGAAGAAGTGTCCAATGACATCTGGGGCAACTGGGGAACTTCCGAAGAACCCATTACTCACATTTGGGATGGATCGTCTTGGGTAGTCATTTCTGATTTGACCGTCATTGTGGAAATGCGGACAAGTATTGAACAAACTTCGGACCAGATAAAGCAGCTTGCAACCAAGACAGAGTTGGTAGATGGTGAGCTGAGAAAAGTCGAAACTGTAGTGACTCAGACCGCAGAAGAGATTAAGCGGCTTGCCACCAAGGACGAGATGAACACGTTGGTCATTCAGACAGCAGACACTTTGAGACAAGAGGCCAATGATACCGAGAAGAAACTCCAAACATCTATTGACCAGAACACAAGAGAAATTGCGTTGAAAGTCAATAAGAACGGCGTCATCTCTGCGATCAACCTAAGTTCCGAAGAAGCGTACATCCTTGCTCCCAAGATCAAGCTTGAAGGTTTGGTTACCGCCAACAGCTATTTCAAAGTGCTGACTGACGGATCCATCGAAGCAACCAATGCTGTAATTAGCGGTAAGATAACCGCGACAAGTGGCGAGATCGGTGGCTGGAAGGTTGATGCTGGCAAGCTGTATTCTGGCAGCGGGGCGAACAGAGTCGCATTATCTACAAGCGATGCCACTTATGCTATCTGGGCTGGAAATGAAACAGCCGCCAATGCTCCTTTCAGAGTTGGCAAGAATGGTAGCTTGTTTGCTTCCAATGCCGAGATTACAGGTAAGATCGTTTCAACGAATGCAGACATCACGGGCAAAATAACTTCTTCCTCTGGTTCTATTGGTGGATGGACTCTTGCAACTGGATATATATATTCTGGCAGCGGCACAAGTAGCGTATATCTTTCAACTACAGATTCGACTTACAGAATATGGGCTGGCAACGCAACGGCATCCAGCGCACCTTTCCGTGTGGGTAAGAACGGTAGTCTGTATGCTTCTAACGCTGAAATTACTGGCAAGATAACATCAACAAATGCTGACATTACTGGCAAGATTACTGCTTCTTCTGGCGCTATTGGCGGCTGGAATATTGGTACGAATCTTTTGTATGCAGGAAGCGGAAGCAATAGAGTTGCTTTGTCAACTGGTGATGCTACTTATGCAATGTGGGCTGGTAATGAAACTGCTGCAAACGCTCCTTTTAGAGTGACAAAAGATGGTAAAGTCTATTTGACTCGTGTAATGGCTTTGGCTAATGAAGGAGATACGACACCTACAGAAGTAAATTTAAGTAGTGTTTCTTTTTGGAAATTGAATCGTGCAGTAAAAACGTTGAGTGTTTCTGACGATACGCTTACTATTGCGCTGTATAATGGTACAAGCGTAAATTTTAAGAAAGCCAGCTCTGTTGAATATATGCATATATCACAGACTGGCGGTGGATCCAATAACGTAGACCTTACTGTGACTGCGAAATCTAAAACTCAAGAGATTCTTAAATCAAGGTCGATTTCACTCACTTGTGACGCTACAAATAAGTGGGTTTGGATAAGTTCTCCTGACGATAGTGGAAGCTTTAGCGGATATGTAAATTGCTCGGAAATATATGACGCCGGAGAAGACTCTGTTTCTGTAAATAGTTTATCTACAGCGTATATGGGTTATCCAGGTAATATTGATGTTACTGTTAAATTAAGTAATGGAAAAAGTAGGACAATTACCACGGCAGATGGTGGTGTGTTTAATATTGGTTTAAAGGCTGCCTCACCGACTGCCACTATAACATATGATTCTTCTACACATAAGTATAAAATTGAACCTTATACTCAATATGTGGGAGATACTTCAGTTACAACTGGAGCTGCTAAATACACAGGAACTGAGGCTTATAAAGCTGGTTGGGATGCAGCTGTTGCAAAAATTGAACGTGACGGCAATGTTATCAAAGGCCCCAGTAGTACCGTGGATGAGCAAACCAATCTGTTTACCATCACGGCTGGCGGTAGCTTGAACAATATTACCAACACGGCAGCAAACTATTTCAATGTCAACGGTTATGCATATGCATATATTAATGATATCAATGTTGCATCCAAATTTATCAGCAAGGCAAATCAAATTAATGTTGGACAATAAGCAAAGGAGATCTGTTTATGATCAAAACAACTCAAAAGTCAGCCGTCAGGGCTTATCACACTATCACAAAGCTTTCCAATGAACCTCTTTCTCTTCCTGTCTCGTACAAACTCTTTAAGCTGAAAAAGAAGCTGTCTCCTCATATTGAGTTTCAGAGCGAGCAAGAAGTTGCACTTATTGAGCAGCTTCATGCCAAGTACGATGATGGTGGCTGGGTTTTTGAAACAGACGAGGACAGAGATACTTTCATCGCTAAGATTAAAGAGATCAACGAAATGGACGTCGAAGTTGATATTGATCCAGAGAAACTGCCTCTTGACGAGAATCTGATGCTGTCCATTTCTGACATGGAAGCTTTGGTAGACTTTATTGAATTTGAATAAAAGAACGCAGTCATCGACGGCCTGAAATATGGCCGTCTTTTTTGATGCTCAAAAAAGGAGGGCATTAAATGGCAACAAAAACAAGTCATCTTGGCTTGACGAAACCGGTTTACGCAGAGAGGGCCGACGTGCAAGCCATAAATGGAAACATGGATATCTTGGATAAAGAAGTAGCCAAGAGAACGAATGTAAAAAATATGCTGGTAAACAGTAACTTTCTCGATCCTGTCAATCAGCGGGGTGCATCCAGCGTTACAACGAACTGGACATACTTCATCGACAAATGGCAAGTTACATCGGCCAGCGCATCGACACCTATCTCGGTGTCCAGCGACGGTTTGACCATAAGCAACAAGGCCGGTACGGCCACCATGTCACTGAGGCAGCATATCAAAAACATCCCGAGCGGTACTTATACGGCTGCTGCTAATGCCAACGGTGTCGTATATTGGCGAGTCTTTACAGTGACTGACGGGGCAGTGAGCATCGGTGCGAGCGGCTTTGATGACAAAGGTCAGATATATATAAGTATGACCAATGGTACACTGTATTACAATTTGCAGGCGTTTGCTGGAAACGACATCACTTTCAAGTGGGCTACGCTCTACGAGGGTATCTACACTGCCGAAACTTTACCTCCCTACGTTCCTAAAGACAAGAAGGTCGAAATGATCAACTGCGGAGTGCCGTTGCAGCCTGTGAACCTCTTGGACAATAGCGACTTCCGCAACCCGGTGCATCAGAGAGGGCAGACGCAATACACCGGTCTTAATACTTATACCATTGATAGATGGTATGTGGGGGGAAACAACAATAAAGTCACTGTAGGCAACGGAATTGTAAAGTCTGAAACGACTGTCGGCAGTTCATATGCAACGATCGCGCAGAAAGTTGCGAATTGTACGCAATATGCCGGAAAAACGCTGACTTTTGCCGCGTGTGTGCGCTCCAATGTAACGCCCCGTATATATGTGTATAACGGCAATACTGGTATCAAAGCGGTAGAAGGCGTTAGTGGAGATTACCAAGTACTGGTTTGCACCTTCACTGTCCCTGCCAATATCTCCGATGGGGCGCTTATCGTGATGCTTCAGAGCAAATCAACGACAGTCGGAGATTATGTAGAAGTACAATGGGCAGCCCTCTACGAAGGCGCATACACTGCCGACACCCTCCCGGCGTACCAGCCCAAGGGGTATGCTGCGGAACTGATGGAGTGCATGCGGTACTATATCCGATACACGACAGATACTGATTCCATGTTCCTGCCTGGCGGCTCGAACCACAACACTTTTTATGCAACCTTGCATCTGCCTGTACCGATGAGAATTGATTCTCCTACGGTCAAGTATAACAATGTCAACCTCTATGCGTACATCAGTGGTAGTGCCATTACCATAAACGGCATAACCGCGCCAAGCAATTCTGCAACGCATGGCTTTGTTACGTTGAGAGCGACGCATGACACTGACGCGATCGCAGCGGGCGCACCTGGGTGCATCCGCATTCTGGCTGGTGGATACATCGAATTGTCTGCTGACCTGTAAGGAGGAATGGACGTGAATAGCGAATTAAGAAGAAACTGTGCCACTTGTGCTCATTGTGATTATATACACAATTTTGGTTTGGTGTGCGCACGAGACAGTGGCAATCTTGTTGAAATCTCTTCCGATCAGGTTTGCCCACACTGGCGAGACAAAACATGCAGAGATTGCGGCCACTACTTTGACCCGTTTGGCGATTGCGCCAATATCGCACTTTGTACATGCTACGAAAAAAGCATTGATGATGATTTTGTTGAGATCCCCAAAGACAAAAAAGCAGATGGTTGCGAATCGTACCACTATGACCCGCAGGAGGAGGTGTCGGAATGAGCGAGTACAACATGATCGACGGTTATGATGATCCATTTCTTACGGGAGAGCCGATTGAACAACGCAACGTGACTCCTTATGGTGTATATATCAGCATTGACCCAGAAGGACGTATCTATGCCGTAAATAGCGATGCTTTTTTACTTAACCTGACTGGTTGGATCAAGATCGACGAGGGTTATGGTGACAAGTATCACCACGCCCAAGGAAACTATTTTAACAAACCCCTCGTGGATATGCGTGGCATTTTCCAGTGCATGGCCGCACCTGTGGCAGAGTGGCAGGAGCGTGAGGCTGTTGTGGTGTTCACCTATGAAGATGGTGAAGAATGGGGCGTATATGAGCGTACCCAGGAAGAAATGGATGCGGACTACACCCCACCAGAACCTAAGCCTGAAACAGATAACAATGCTCTTGTTGAACAAGTAGCAGCTCTTCAGAAGCAAGTTGACGAACAGGCGGCTATGCTTGTTTCTTATGAAGCCGCGTATCAGGAAGGAGTACAAAGCGTATGAGTATGATTGACATCTTCAAGAGCCTTGGTCGTGCAGACGCTTTGGCTTTGCGAAATGAAGCAAAAAACTTAACTGGAACTGAGATCATCAGCCGGGAACATTGTGTCCCGGCTTTTGATCCATCCAAGGATTACAGTAGTTGTCCAGTAGGAACACCTGTTGCTGACGAAGGACAGGTATGGACGCTGATTCAGCCTTACAATGCGGCTAACTATGCTGGCAGACCCTCTGAATTGAGAGCATTGTGGGGACTTGCACATACCAAAGATCCGAAGAGAGCAAAGCCATGGGTTGATCCCTTCGGCACAAGCGGTATGTACATGCAAGGCGAATGTTATGTTGATGCAGATGGCGCTGTGTGGCGCTGTCTGACTGACAATACCGTGCATTCTGCAAGCGCTTATCCTGCTGGATGGGAAGCTGTGGAGTAAACTTAATCTATATTATCAGAAAGAAGTTGTGTGTATGGCGAAAGTTGATTTACAAGAGTTTCTTTCTAACGCAGATGCTATAGCCGCAGAAAAGCCTTCATATCAACTTGGACACGATGGAAGCGATGGAAAATGCGACTGTATTGGCTACGCCATTGGATCTATCAGACGTAGCGGCGGTACTTGGAGTGGTATCCACGGAAGTAATTATGCCGCACGGAACGAGACAGAGAACCTGTCCAAGATATCTGGCATCGGAAGTTTGACCATCGGCGAGATTGTCTATAAAGCGGCAGAACCAGGTCAGAGCAACTACAACTTACCAAGTCGCTACGAAAACGACGCCGACCAAAGAGACTATTATCATGCAGGAATAGTGCGCAGTGTTAATCCACTGCGCATTGTTCATTGCACAGGCCCCGGTATTGTCACGGATACAAAACTTGGTAAATGGAGTCATCACGGCTGGCTTAAAAAAGTTGGCCGGGAAGGAGAGGTTCCTATGGTAAACACAAAACTTGCTACAGTGGTAGCTGAAAACGGAAGCACTGTGAATATGCGCAAAGAACCCGACGGTGCCTTGTTGGATCGGGTTCCTGTCGGAGCTGTTGTTACTATTATCGGTGAGTCAGGCGGCTGGTCGAACATTGTGTACGGCGAAACAGAAGGCTGGATGAAGAGTTCTTTCTTGCGGATCAAAGGTGAAAATGCTCCGCAGAACACTTATCAGCCAACTGGTGAAAACGTGAACATTACTCTCCCCCGCGAACTCGCAGAACAATTGAGAGACGCTCTTACCTCCGCTGTGGGCTGGGGGTAATGCGAATGGATACGATATCAATACAGGTACCCGACCTTTCCGCGATCCGTGACTATCTGCTGGTCATTATTGAGATTGGAACAAGCATCGGGGTCATTTACAAGTGGATCATTTCTCCATTGAAAAAACTTAACGAAAAGGTTGACCAGCAGAACAAAAAGATTGACCGTCAGGAAGAAGATATCGCGGATGTTCTTTGTGACCGCTTGCAACAGGCCCACGATTACTATTGCAATGTTCAGAAATGGTGTCCTGCCGTAGAGAAAGAGCGTATTGTGGGAATGTACACAAGGTATCGGAGCAAGGGTCGCAATCACTTGGCTGACCACAACGAGCAGGATATTCTTGACCTACCAGAGCACCCACCGGAAATAAAGGGGTGAGTTCATGAAAAAATATATACAACACTCAAAGAAAATTACAACAGCCGCAATGGTGTTGTATTTTATTTTGTGTTTCGTTTGCGTTTTCCTGATTACATTTGTTTATCTGGAGAACCACCAACTACAGGCGATTGTGTCAATACACGGTGCAGCCGCCACCCTTTGCGGCGTTATTGTCACCGGGTATATGGGCAATAGTGGCTTGGAGAAATATACGACAAGGAAGTACAATTACAAGGTCGCACTTGGCTCAGAGCCTGAAGTAGAAAACGGATAAAGGAGAGATGATGTATGGAGATCATCATGGCTATTGATTGGACGCCTATTCTTGTTGCTGTCATTACTATTCTTGGCGGCATTCTGACTGGCATCGTTGTGAAGTATGTTGTTCCGTGGCTGAAGGAGAACCATCTTCTGATTGCGGCACAGATCGTAGTTGAAGCTGCTGAAGCCGCATATGGACGCTATAACGGCGACCAGAAGTGGACAGCCGCTATGGATGCTCTGAAAGAAAAGGGCTTCAACGTGGACAGCGCACAAGTCATCGCCGCTGTAAAGGCCGCTTGGAAACAGCTTGATCTGAAGCAGATTGCGGCTGGAGAAAAGGTTCTTGATATTGTTGAGGAAAAATAAAATTTGGGGTATGGCATTAAGCCATACCCCCTCTTTTTTCATACTGAGAAATAATTCTTGACACTGATTGATAGTAAAAGATATAATAAGCTTGGAGGTGTCATCGATGCAAGATAATGATTTCAAGTGGTTCTTGAAAAATTATCAAGACCTTTATTCGAAATATGGCGACAAATACTTGGCCATCAAGAACGAGCGGGTCATCGGTGTTTATTCATCTTTTGTTCAGGGAGTTATTGAAACGCAAAAAACAGAAACACCCGGTTCTTACATTGTACAACATTGCAATGGTTTGGAAAGTGGATACACTGACTATATATCTTCAACAAACTTCATGTAAGAACAGAGGACATGAACGATGGCGCTGAGCAAAGTACATGCATTTACCGAGAAACGGAATCGCGTAGAAGACAGACTGATAAACAAGGTCGTTATCGGAGTGAAAGATAAACAAATCGAGGCAGATGCTCTTTGGGACACAGGCGCTACCTGCACTGCGGTATCTGACTTTGTTGTGAAAGAACTTGGACTTGTTTCCTATGGGAAACAACAAATTAAAACGCCATCTGGCGAAAAGCTTGTTGACCAGTATCTTGTTAATTTGGCTCTGCCAAATGATGTGCTTGTACCAAATGTTGTTGCATGCGGATCGGAAATTGGAAATCAAGGGATCGATCTGCTTATAGGAATGAATATCATTAAACTTGGTGACTTTGCTGTAAGTAATTTTTGCGGCAGGACACAGTTTACTTTCCGCATGCCGTCATCACGCGACGCGGACTATATTTCAAGCACAACGTTTTTGAACAATATCAGCAAGTCGCACGGAAAAGGAAAGAAAAAAGGTAAATAAAAATTTGGCATGGTATAATACCATGCCTCTTTTTTTGTTTCATCATGCTTGGTACTGCCCCAAGCTACTCTCTGTGAATGATGATGTGAAAACGAGATAGATCAACGATGACAAGGCCATCTCCGTACCCCAATTTGTACCCCAATTCTATTTTATTGCTATTGTTTTTTATT